TTGTTGAATCAAGCAGCTGCCAAAGTTGGCTATCACTACAGAAAATCACACACCAGATATGATGACAGTTGCTAAGATTATTGTCGGATTTTTAAACGAGCATAAAGAATCGATGTATACTGTTTCTAGTGAACTCGTTAAGTGTGTGCTAGACCTAGGTCATACTGAGATGATTGAATTTTGGGACAGCGAAGCGAAAATGTTTAAACCCGTTTCTGAATTATGATTATATTCTAGGATATCTTAGTGAAATTAGATATCCTAGACTTTTTTACATATAAGATAAAGAGAAAAAACCAGATGAGTTCCCCATACGAAGAACACGTTCACGTTCTAATTCAAACTTCTCCCTCGACGAACACTATTGTTGCTGTTACTCCGATGGTGTATCGTGATGAAAATAAAGCAATTGATATGGTAGCTACGTTGAATTCTATCCCGAATCAATTGGTGACTCACACATATATCACAATTCCAATCAAAGACGATAATTAATACTTTACTTATCGGGGTGGTAGCTGTATACTATTCCTTTATATATGCTTTTTCATCGAATTTGGTGTTTTTATTATGATTATTATGGATTATTCTAATATTTCTATTATGGCATATATGTATGCTGCTAAAAATTTTAGCAATCCTGTTCGCATGGAAGATTTGAGACCAACTATCATTAAGTCGATTTTAGGGTACAAGAAACAGTTCAGAGATAGTGGGTATGGTACCTCAATCGTTTTAGCTGTAGATTCGGGTCAAAATTGGCGAAAAGATTATTTCGAGCACTATAAAGCTAGTAGAAGTAAATCTAGAGAAGCCGACACCAATATAGATTGGGCTGATTTGTTTACGAAAAATAGAGAAATGCTTATTGAGATTGCCACAAAATTACCAATTAGAGTCATTAAAGTTGCAAAGACCGAAGGTGACGATATCATCGGTGTGCTCGCGAAGTATTATCACCAATCTGAGAAAATTGGAATCGTTTCTAGCGATAAAGATTTCAAACAATTATTGAAATATCCAAACGTTAAAATTTGGTCTACATTCACTAAAGAGTTTATGAACGAACCAGATCCTTCTAGATTTTTGTTCGAACACATCATTAAGGGTGATGGTGGCGATGGTGTTCCTAACATCAAATCTCCTGGTAATGCGTTTGTAGATAAAATTCGACAGAAATCGATTTTTGCGAAAGAATTGGATATTTGGGTGAACGACCCTTCATTGTCTTTCTTGACTACGCCTGAGATGAGGGAAGCATATACTAGAAATTCTACGCTAATTAATTTAGATAAAATCCCTCAAGAATATGTTGATGAAATCTTACGTAGTTACGAAGAATACCAAACTAATCCTAGGAATGTATATAAATATTTTGCATCGACTCGTTTAGTTAATTTCATGGACGATGTTCAAGAGTTTTCTTGGTAGTGGGGGTTTATTAATTTGAATATTAGAGGGTGTATATCGTGAGTAATAAGAGAACAGTATTGGCTGGTGAAATTTTTAAGACTGCCAACGAGATTGAAACTATCCCAGAAAGAGTAAGATATTTACGTCGGTGGGATTCAGAGCAACTTAGAATTTTAGTGAAGGCTGCATACGACCCTAAGATTGAGTGGTTGTTACCTGAAGGTAGCGTAATTCACATGTCTTGTGAAGGTCCAGCGAGAACTAATTTGTTGAAGGCTTCTAGGGATCTATACATTTATGTTAAGGGTGGTGCAGATTCTTTACCGAATATTCGTAGAGAAGTGTTATTCATTCAATTACTTGAAGCATTGTCTATCGAAGAAGCAGAGTTGTTAATTTTCATTAAAGACAAATCGGTAGAAGAATTGTATCCAAATTTAACTTTCGAAGTTATGGAACTAGCATTTCCGTCAACTCTAAAACAGAGTTGATAGAATCTCTTTGGTGTTAAGAGTATAATCCCACACCATATTGTAACCATCATCAGCACGGTTTGTGCATCATTCAGGAGATATTATATGTCATCAATAAGAGACCTTCGTAATCGTAGTAAATCTTTGTTGGAAAATTTGAAAAAATCTTCAACCGAATCTAATTCGTATGGAGATAAAGATACTCGTTTCTGGTATCCAAAACGAGATGAAGCTGGTAACGGTAGTGCGATTATTCGATTCATCCCACAGAAGAATATTGAAGAGAATCCGTATATTCGATTATATAGTCGAGCATTTAAAGGCGGCACTGGTAAATGGTACATTGAAAATGATTTATCGACAATCGGGGCAACTGATCCAATTGGTGAGTCTAATTCAGTACTTTGGAACAGCGGTAACGAATCTGATAAAGCTGTAGTAAAGCCCAGAAATCGCAAAACAAATTATATCGCAAACGTCTATATTATCAACGATAATGCTAATCCCGAAAATAACGGAAAGGTGTTTTTGTATAAATTTGGTAAAAGTATTTTAGCTAAATTGAATGCACTATTGACACCAGAGTTTGACGACGAACAACCAATTGTCGCATTCGATTATTGGGGAGGCTGCAACTTCCGTCTACGTGTAAGAGATAAAGATGGGTTTCCTAACTACGATAACTCTTCTTTCGACCCACAATCGGCTTTATTTGACGATGACGACAAGATCGAAGCGGTTCATGCATTGTCGTATGATCTTAGTGAATTTATCGCCCCCACAAATTTCAAAGACTACGAAACACTGAAGGCTCATTTTATTGCTGTTGTCGGAAAAAACGATGCAGCGGTACAAGCTATGGGCTGGGATGGTGGTGAAGATAAACCAGCCCGTAAAGCGAAAGCTGCGGCTGTTGTTGACGATGGTGATGAAGAAACTCCAGTTAAGCGAGAAGTTCCTAAGAAATCTACAACAAAGGCTGAAGCTCCTATTAAGAAGTCTACGCCACCTGTTGTAGAAAGTGACGATGACGATGAAGATTATTATCGCAAATTGTTAGATTCTGTATAATTTTTCATACAGAAGAAAAAGGGACTCACTGAGTCCCTTTTTTAGAAAATTCCAATAATAGATTTACAATCCAACACCAATAAGTTATAATTACTCCTGTAATTTCTTTTATTTTATTATGGAGATAGTGATAGTGAGCGGAATCACCTCAGATTTATCAATATATCGAAAACTCACAGAAACCGAACACGTCCTACTAAGACCTGGACGGTATATCGGTTCAGTCATAACCACAGAATCAAAACAATGGGTTCCAACACAAGATGCTTTCGGAAACGTCTTAGGGATTCACGAAGAAACGATCTTATTCAACTATGGTCTGTTGAAGTTGTTCGATGAAATTGTTTCCAATTCAATAGACGAATCTAAACGAAATAAGAATTTACGAAGCATCGATATTAACATCGACAATGACGTCATATCCGTTTGGGATAATGGTGGAATTCCTGTTAAGAAACACCCAGAACACGACCAATGGATCCCTGAAATGATTTTCGGTGAATTGCGCTCGGGTTCAAATTTCAACGACGACATGGAAGAAACTCGTACGGGTACTCACGGAGAAGGGAGTTCTTTAGTGAACATCTTTTCTAGTGAATTTACTGTAGAAACTTGTGACGGGTCTAAACGATACGTTCAGAAGTGGTCTGATAATATGTCAATTAAATCAGAACCAACCATAACCGATGTCACTCGTAGTGGGTATACTAAGATTACATTCAAACCCGATCTTGCTCGATTGGGAATGGAAACGATATCTAGGGGTATGTGGGTAAAATTATTAAAGCGTACGTTAGATATCGTAGCTTGTTCACCTCACATCAAAGTTAGATTTTGTGGGTCTTTGATTAAAATTGATTCATTCAAAGATTATATTGAATTGTTCGATTATCCTAACAAAGACGATGGGGAATTGCTATACCATGAAGATGGAGATTGGAAAGTCGGTATCGCTAATTCTGTAGACGGGTTCCGCCAAGTTTCCTTCGTCAACTCAACGGAAACATACACAGGTGGTACTCACGTCGAATATGTCATGAATCAGATTGTCTCACATGTTCGTGAATTCATCCTGAAAAAACATAAGGTTGATATCAAACCTTCTGATGTGAGAAATCACATGTTTGTGTTTATCGATGCTTCGGTTGTTAATCCTAAGTATAATTCTCAAACGAAAGATAATTTGATAACAGAATCTAAGACTTTCAAGTCCGCATGGACTCCTTCTCCTAAGTTCATCAAAGCTATTTGTGAGAGCGAAATCGTTGAAAGTATTTTGAACTGGATGGCTGCGAAAGATGAAGTCGCTCGAAAGGCTGAACTCGCTAAGTTCACTAAAGAAATCAAAAAGTTTGATCCTCGTACGATTGAAAAATTCGTAGACGCAACCACTCGTAATCGTGAAGATGCTATTTTGTTTGTGGTTGAGGGTGATTCTGCTGCGGGTGGGCTGAAAAACAATAGAAATACTGAGAATATGGGGGTCTTCCCGCTACGAGGTAAGCCTCTCAATATTTCTGAATTCGATATTACAACCGCAATGAAGAATAAAGAATTCAAACAGTTGATGGCTATTATTGGTCTGCTTCCAGGAGAGGAAACTCCTTTGCGATTCGGTAAGGTTGTTATTTCTACCGACCAAGATTTAGATGGGTTCCACATCCGAGGTCTGTTGATTAACATGTTCGACGCGTATTTTCCAGAATTGTTACGTGATAATCGTATTTACATTCTGAATACCCCACTGGCTAAAATTACATACCGTAAAGAAGTTTTGAAGTTTTATTCACTGAGTTCTCTTAATGCTTGGGTTGACTCTCACAGAGACTCGAAATATAAGATGAAATACTATAAAGGGTTGGGTACATCTAACGATGATGAATGGGCTGAATACTTGACACCAGAATCTCTAGCAGAAAGTATGGTGTTGGTCACTAAGGATCATGCGGCTTCCGAAAACTTGAAAGTGGTATTCGGTAAACATCAGGGTGCTTCAGATGAACGTAAATTATGGTTAGATATTGAGGAAAAGTGAGATGAGTTCATTAACAGTAAGCGATTTTCTCAACGGAGACATGAGAGAATATTCGAAATACGATAACGATCGTTCTATCCCAAACATCATGGATGGGTTGAAGATCACCCAACGTAAGGTCATCAAGACTATGTTGAACGGTCGAGAGAATTCGAATGAGATTAAGGTTGCTCAATTAGCTTCGTATGTTGCAGCCGAGACAGATTACCACCACGGAGAAGGTTCTGTTTCTGGTTCTATCGTCACTATGGCTCTTAATTATCCAGGAACAAACAACTATCAATTGATGGTAGATTCTGGGCAATTTGGTTCTCGAATTAATCCTGTTTCAGCAGCAGATCGTTATATTTTTACACAATTGAGCCCAAACTTCAGAAAGTTCTTTAAGAAGGAAGATGACGCAATCGTCACACCTCAATATTCTGATGGTATGGAAATTGAACCTGAATTTTTCATCCCAGTCGTTCCTATGATTTTACTCAATAGTGTTTCTGGTATCGGTACTGGGTTTGCGTGCGATATTCAACCAAGAGAAATTGAACCTGTCGTAGAAGCTATCCGTTCTCTACTTCAGGGTAAGGCTCCGTTGCGAATTCCACCAGCTTACCGAGGATTCAAGGGGACGGTTGAGAGCGGTGATAGTGAATCCCAATGGATTATTCGTGGGGTTGCTAGAATTGCTAACACAACCACGATAGAAATTAGTGAATTACCAATTGGGTTATCTCTAGTGAAATTACAGACCCATCTAATTAGTATGATGGAAGCTGGGGTAATCAAGGGGTATGATGACAACTCTAACAAGAAGTCGGGATTCAAAATCACCGTACATTGCACTCGCGATTATGTTGCTAGGTTCAAGAAGCAAGATCAATTGTTGAAGGAATTCAAGTTAATCACGAAGGTTTCTGAAAATCTTACGGTGTGGTTGCCGAATGGTAAACTTAAAAATTTCACAAACGAAATTGAGTTGATTAAAGAGTTCTTGAAACTCCGACTACCGTATCTACAGATTCGTAAGGATGACCTACTTAACAAGATGTCGATAGATATCGCTAAGAAAACTGCCAGAATGAAATTCATTCGAATTTTCTTAGCGAATAGTAAGTCTATGTTGGATATGACTAAGCAACAAATTATCGATTTCTGTGTCACTGAACACGGGATGGAGAAAGCTGAAGTTGAAACAAACTTACAGATTAGAATCTACGACATCACGGCTGATATGATTCCCAAGTTAGAAGAAGAGTTGAGTTCTCTAGTAGAATCTGAGAATAAATTACGAAACACAACAACCGAATCGATCTATTTGAGCGATCTAAAGGCTGTTTTGAAATAAAATGCTTTACTTTTTGATGGGATAGTATTATCATTATCCCATCGAGTTTATTTTTAATGTGTGAGAGTTTATAATGAAACGTCAAAAACTATACGATGTATATGTTCCTAAAATTTCAAGTGGACCGTATGAAACTGCTGTAACCAAAGAACGAGTTGAAGAACTTCGTAAGATTCATGGCAACGTTATGTTCAAAGAATTGAAACTTCTAAAGACTGAGTCTGAAAAAGTTTCTGGTTCTAAATTGTTATTGGGGTGATAAAAAATGAATTCAAATGTTATTGAAATTGTTTGTGATGTTGTCGAAAAGACTATTAATAATCATTGTATGCGAATGAAAGGTTCCACGTCAGGACACCCACTACTTTCTATGGCTACGGTATTCACCTATGATATTCGAGAGGATGGATACGCTTTAGGGAATCGATTAAAGGTTGTATTCAAAAGTGTGAATATCGTAGACATGACTTATTATAGCAAACCGAGTTTGGTAGTCGTTACAACCAATCTAGGTGACATCGTAGCCGAAATTAGTTCTACAGGTGAAGGATTTCTAGTCAATCGAGATAATATCCATATCTCTACGGGCGAACTCATTCATCACTTAGAAACGTTGAACGAGTCTTCTATCCCATCTTTGAATAAGAGAATTAAGCGAATCTTAGGCTTAGATAGAGGTTTAACCGACGATGAATTAGTTCAAATTGTTTCCCTGATGAAGTCGGAAAACAGTAAAATGCGAGATACTCTAACTCGTGTTAAAAGTATAACAAGCGGGTTCTGATGAAGTACCCAACTTTTGATTTTTGTTTGTCTAATGTTGATAGAGAAACCGCATATGCAGTTTCTCTTGTTAGACATTCTATGGAAATTTTGAAGAACTTACCTTGGTATGAAGCTATTAAATCAAACTGTACCACTCTTTCTATGACAGCTTATGATAAATTTGAAGTCGGTTCCAATTTATCCCAAGACGAATATAGAGCTTTGATATTGATTAAATTATTGGGTGAAGTTCAGTTGGTCGCAAACATCCATTCGGAAAATAATCATGATTGATAAATCTTCTATCACACGCATTGCGAAAAAACATTTCCCATTCGAAGTACCAAATCCAGGGCAACTTGAAGCCATCGTAGACGCTGTAGATTATTTCATCAATAAAGGTGTATCGCATGTTATTTTAGAAGCTCCTACTGGGGTCGGTAAGTCTGCTATCGCAACGACAATACACAAAACGATGAAAGAATTGAATCTCAACCATCGAACTACCATTATCACAGCCACTCATGGACTACAAGATCAATATACTAAAGACGTTAAAGAAATTGTAGATTTACGAGGTAAAAATAACTACGATTGTCATTTAAACGTAGGTCCGTATGGTTCTCCTTCATGTAAGGGTGCGCTTAGAACTAATTCTTGTGATAAAGCTACACAATGTCCATATTATATGCGTAGAGAACATTGGCTCAAAAAGGCAGACATTCGCATAACCAATAATGCCTTTCAAATTTCGGCACCACCATCTCTAATTAGTTTAGACGATACTCAACCAAATCTTATTATTTGTGACGAATCTCATGAGTTAGATGATCAAATCTTAGAACACACAAAGTTCAAATTGGAAATGAAAGAGTACTTAGAGTTGCCATTGTTTAAACAGCTATCTCTATTGAATTCTATCGCTAAATTCGCAACTATGTTTGGTAGACGTGGTATCGGAGTTCCTTTCCACCCCACTCTTGATGAAATCGAACAAACTAACACATTATATGATGAACTGGTT